TCTTGGTGTTTCTGTTTCGGTCGATTATATGCTTGAGGAGATTGCCATTGCTGAAGGTAGTTTGTCAAAACGTACAGAGTTCCTCTGTAAATATGCGAACATCAAGCAAAACAGTTCACAGGCATGGCTTCCAACTCACCTCATTGAAAAATGTTGTGGCGAGCCTTTGCATCTTGAGGATTTCAAAAAGCATTATTGTGTTCTAGGCATCGACCTTTCCAGAACAACCGACCTCACATCCGCTTGTTGTGTTATTCAGAAGGATGGCGAGTTGTATGTGTTCAGTCACTTCTGGCTTCCTTCTGAAACAATTGAGGATGCTTCATTGAGGGATGGTCTCCCTTACAAAATATATATTCAGCGCGGATTGTTGAGTCCTTCTGGAGACAATGCCGTTGATTATAACGATTGTTTCAATTGGTGCAAGGAATTGGTCGAGAAATATCGTTTATATCCTGTACAAGTCGGCTATGACCGCTACAATGCCACATACTTGACCAACCAATTGAAAGAGTATGGCTTCCATGTCGATGATGTGGTTCAAGGCTTCAACCTTTCACCGGTCATCACCGAATTAGAGTCATTCATCAAAGATGGAAAAATTTACTTCGGAGACAATGACCTTTTAAAGGTTCATTTTTTGGACACCGCTCTCAAGTATTCAGCAGAAAAAGAGCGATGCCGAATCATCAAATTAAATCATCAAAGTCACATCGATGGTGTGGCTTCTTTATTGTGCGCCATGACAGTTCGGCAAAAATGGTGGTCGGAATATGGGCGCAAACTGTCGAATGAAAGGAGATAGTTATGGGATTAAGGGAATGGCTCTTCGGAAAAGATGAGCCAAAGGAAATGAAAAAGCAAGTCGATAACTTTAGCCTTCTATCGACATATAGACCCGTTCACTATGATTGGTATGGGAGTATATACGAAAACGGACTTGTTCGAAGTGCCATCGAAACGAAGGCAAGACATATTTCAAAGTTAAGGGTTGAGTTAAGGGGTTCAGCCAAACCAAAGCTGAAGAACCGGCTGAAGCATTATCCGAATCCATGGATGACATGGAGTCAGTTTTTGGCTAGATGCTCCACGATCTTGGATGTCACAAACAACCTTTTCATTGTGCCGGTTAGAGATGACAAGACATATGAAACAATCGGCTTTTTCCCTGTATTACCTTCTAAAGTCAAATTGGTAGAGGATAAGAATGGAAAGCTCTGGATTCGTTACTCATTTGCGAATGGTCAATATGGAGCGGTCAAGTTCGATGAATGTGCCTATATGGTTCAGCATCAGTACAAGAACGACTTCTTTGGTGAAGACAATCTCGCACTTGAGCCGACCATGAACCTCATCAGCGTACAGGAAGCATCCATCAAGTCAGCCGTTGACAATAGCAACAACTACAAATTCATCGCACAAGTCACAAACTTCACTGACCCCGATGATCTAGTTGAAGAACGCAAGAGATTCACTGAAATGAACCTCAAGGGCGATGACAATGATGGTGTTCTGTTATTCCCTAACACCTACGGAAATGTAAGGGAAATCACTTCGAAATATTACACTGTCGACACCGAGCAGATGGCTCTTATAAAGCAGAACGTGTTTGACTACTTCGGCACTAATGAAAAGATTATCCAAGGCAACGCATCAACATCCGAGATGGATGCATATTTCAATTCAAAGATTGAGCCATTTGCCATTGCCTTGGCTGAAGCATTATCAAGAGCAATCTATACCGATGACGAGAGGTCTTATGACAACTATGTCTTTGTCGATGCGAATCGTTTGCAATATATGAGCGTCAGTGAAAAGACCGCAATGGTTCAAGCATTAGGTGATAGAGGTGCTTTGACGAATAACGAAATCCGCGAAATCTTCAATATGTCTCCATTGGATAACGGAGACGTGGCGATGGTGCGCGGTGAATATTATCCGATTGACCAGAAATTAAACGGAGGTTCAAACAATGAAGAAATATAATCTAACTGATTTAGAGAAGGTCAGACAGTATCGAGATTTGAAATTAGATGCCAAAGAAGGCGATGATGCCATGGTGGTTGAAGGATATGCAACAACCTACAATCAGCCTTACATTCTCTGGACAGAAAGAGATGTTGATAAGAACGGCAATGAATACACTGTCGGCATCTATGAACAAGTCGACCGCAAGGCTTTCGATGATGCTGACATGAGTGATGTTATCTTTCAGTACAATCACGAAGGGCGAGTATTTGCAAGATTATCAAACGGGACTATGGAACTCAACAAGGATGACGAACATGGTCTTTTAGTTTCCGCCAATTTAGGCGAAACAGACATTGGCAGACAACTCTATCAAGAGATTAAGGGTGGCTATACAAACAAGATGTCTTTCGGCTTCACCATCAAGAAGATGACAGACCTTGAAGAATTCGATGATGGCGAATTTGATGAAAACTACCTTTACACAATCGAACAGATAGGGAAGTTATATGACGTTTCAGCCGTCTCACTACCACAGAACGATTTCACTTCAATCAGTGCCAGAGAATTCAATGACGGAGCGATCAGCGAATTTGTAACGGAGAGATTACAGGCGCATCGAGAAAAGGTTGAAAGAGCGAAGAAGGTTGAGATGCTGAAGAAGTTAATCGAGGAGGATTAAACATGGATTTACAGGAAATCGAAACTCGAATGAATGAAATCACTTCTCTTTTGGATTCACCAGAGTCAAACCTTGAAGACCTTGAAAAGGAAATCCGCTCATTAAAAGAACAGAAAAGGCAGATTCTGGAAGACATCGAAAAGAGAAAAGCTGAAGAAAAGGAAGTCATCGAATCCGCCAAGGTAGTAGATGAATTTAAAGAAGAAAGGAAATCAAAAATGGAATTAAGAGAACTTTTAAAGAGCGATGCTTATATTGATGCTTATGCTTCATATATCAAGACAGGCTCAACCAAAGCGGTCAGAAAGTTAATGACCGATAACGCTCTGGAAGCTAATATTGCCGAAGGCGATGGTCTTGTCCCTGTACCGACTTATTTAGCCGACAGAATTAACACCGCTTGGGAAAGAAACGAACTGATTCGTAGAATCCCGAAGACCTACTTCAAAGGCAACTATAAGGAAGCATTTGAATTATCCGCAACCGATGCCGTTGTTCATGAAGAAGGCGCAACCGCTCCGGCAGAAGAACAGGTTCAGTTTGGTGTTGTCGAAATCGTCAATAAGAATTTAAAGAAATGGCTGAAAATCACCGATGAGTTAATGTCATTAAAAGGACAGATGTTCCTTGACTATGTGTTTGACGAAATCGAATATCGTATCTCGAAGTTAGCCACCTCATTATTACTGAATGCCATTGCAACCGCTCCGGCACAGGATTCCGCAAACGCCATTGGTGTTCCTGTATTAGCAATTGAAAGCCTTGATGTTAATACCATCTTAAATGCTTCAGCCTTATTAGCTGAAGACGCTACACCAATCGTCATCACCGACAGAGCAAACTATGCTTCAATCAAGGGCATGGTCAACGAAGTTGGCGACCGCGTAAATGCAGACCCATTCAACGGCTATGAAGTTGTATTCGCAACAATGCCAACTGTCACAGGAGCAACCATTCCGGCTATCCTGTTAGACCCAAGAGGTGCGGTTGTCAACCTTCCAGATGGCGACAATGTCACTATCAAGGTTGATGACTTATCATTAGCCGAATTTGACCTTGTCAAGATTGTAGGCAAGCAGATGATGGGCATTGGCTTAACCAAGCCAAAGCACGCGGTTGTAATTAGCATTGCTTCCGAGTAAGTCGTTAAAGAATTAAGGGAGAGCAAACCTCTCCCTTTTAAAGTGAGGTAAATACATGGCTATTTTGGACAAAGTAAAAACAAGCCTTCGAGTGACTACAGATGACTTTGATGATGAAATAAGCGATTTAATCACATCCGCTCAATATGATCTCGGATGTGCCGGCATCACTTACGAGCAGATGGATGAGTTAATCCTTCGCGCAATCATCACATACTGTCGGATGAACTTCGGCAATCCCGAAAATTACGACAGATTAAAAAGGTCATACGATGAACAGAAGGCTCAAATGTCAATGAGGACAGGATACACTACATGGATAGAAGCACTGTAATTTACCTCATTGACAATCAACCATATCAAGATGAATTGGGAATTTGGCAAGACAATGAAACCGAAAGAAAGGTGTTCGCAGAAGTCACTTCAGTTTCTCAAACTGAATGGTTTGAAGGTGGAAGAAACGGACTAAATCCACAATTGAGATTTAGGGTTTTCCGCTACGATTACAAGGGCGAAAAGGTGCTGAAGTATGATGGTGTATATTATACGATTT